CGCCCGAATCCTGGGGCAGGGCAACTACTCCGGTTCCAACACGCAACGCAATGAATTCCAGTGGAGCACGCTGAGCAGCGTCCAGGCAGACGACACGCAGTATCCGGGTATCCCGCGCATCGGCATCCGAATGAAAGCCACCGGTCAGCTCAACGGCGCGCCGGATGAGATTCGTTGCGTTGTGCATACGAAGGCGACCGAGGTGTGGAACGGGTCGGCGTGGGTGCAGCAGGAAACATCCAACCCAGGCGCGCAGATCCTGCGTTACGCCCGAGGCATGACCGACCCAACCGGCAAGCGCATCGCCGGCATCGGCCTGAACGACGACATGATCGACGTGCCGGCGTTGCAGGCCTTTACCCTGCACTGCGCGGCCAACGGCTATACCTACGACTACTGCATCAAGGATGCCCGCAGTCACGATGAGATGGTGAACGCTCTCGCTCTGGTTGGCATGGGGCAGGTGACGTGGGCAGGCGGCAAACTGAGCGTGGTATGGGCGGCGGACGAGCAGCCGCTCGGCGGCGTCGTCAACATGGCCACCATTCGGAAAGGCCAGTTCCAAGTCGACTACACCCTGATCAACGCCGCCGATGGCGTCGAATACACCTACTACGATCGCGAGACGTGGGAGCCCGTGCCGGTGCGCGTCAAAGCGCCGGGCGTCGAGACGATGCTGTCCCCGGCCCAGCTCACCGGCGAAGGCATCACCAGTGCAGCGCATGCTGCCGAGATGGCGCGTTATCACTTAGCCCAATCGCTGTACCAGGCAAAGGACATTAGCTTCAGCACTCACATCGAGCACCTGAGCTACCGGCGACTCTCGCCGCTGGCCTTGCAGCACGATATGACGCAGTGGGGCTATGGGGGGCGTCTGCAAGCCGTGGTCAATGCCGGGGGCAACGTCACGTTGACACTTGACGAGCCGGTTCCCGCGCCGCCGGCTGGCAGTGCCTTTATCGGCTTGCGCATTCCGGGCGAACGCGTCTATCGGGTATTCGGCGTGCAGCCGTTCGCAGGCGAGTCGAGAGTGATCACGCTGACTGAGTCCTGGCCCAGTGACGCGGCAATGCCTGGAAACAACGCTTTCAACCCTGTGCACGACACCATTTGGATCTACGACTTCAAGCAGACGCCTGGCTATCGCGTGCGCGTGGTCGGCATCCAGCCCGAGAGCGATCTCAAGGGCGCCAGCGTGTCTGTGGTAGCCGAGCCGCCCGAATTTTGGGTATACGTCAAAACCGGGCAGTACATCCCACCTCCAAATCAGTCGCTGCTGGTTACACGTCCCATCGCGAGCAATCTGAAGATCAGCGAATCGCTGGTGGTGCAAGGCGATACGGTCTACACGGAACTCGTCGCAACGTTCGACATCACCGGGCCGGTAGGGCGCACGCTGGTGATGTCGGACCTGGACGGTAACTCCGAGCTGGAGCAGGTCGCCGACACGATCACGCGCACAGCACGCTGGCGCATCCCAGGAGCAGGGACCTATCCGATCCTCGTGCGGCCGATCAATCCAGAAGGATTTCCCGGCGTGTCTATCAGCGGCACCTACACCACGGTGGGCGCTGGCTCGGCACCGGTCAACGTGGATGATCTGACGATTGACGAGCTGTCCGGTGGCATTCGTCGGTACGCGTGGGCGTTCAATGCAGACACGATTCGCTCGCCCGATTACACCGGCGTGCAAATCCGCTACATCGCCGGCAGCGTAGCAAACCCGAATTGGTCCGCGATGACCCCGCTGGGTGACGACAACGGCTATCACGCCTCTGCATTTGAATCGACTCTGCCGGAGTCGGGCAACTGGACGTTCGCCGTTCGCGCCATGAACACGAGCGGCAACCTGTCCAACACGATGCTGACAGTGCAAAAGGCCCTGACAAATAATCTCGGTCAGGAGCTGGTGCAGGTCGTGCAGAAGCTGACCATCAATGAGCAGCGCCTTGTCGAAACGATCGTGCAGGTGGATGAGCAAGCCGAGTCGATCATCCAGCAGGAAATCAACATCTCCCAGATCAACGGACGGGAGGTGCAAAATCGGGCGTACATCTCCGAGCTGCAGGAAACCTCAGTGACCGAGGAGGGCGCGACCGCCCTGGTCCAGCAGCAGGTGGCAGCGGCCACGGGTGAGCTTCGCGCCACCGTGCAGCAGACCTCCGAGGCGGTCACGAACATCAACGGCACGCTCTCGGCCTACTACAACGTCAAGGTGCAGACCACGATCGACGGAAGGCCGTATCTTGCCGGTATCGGCGTGGGCGTGGACGGTAGCAGCGGTGTCGCGCAGAGCGAAATCGTAATGCTGGCCGACCGGCTGGTGCTGCTGAATCAGACGGTAAACGGTCAGTACTTCTACCCGTTCGAAATCGTCGGCGGGGTGGCCTACTTCAATGCGGCCATGATTCGCGACGGCACAATCACCAATGCGAAGATCGGCGAAGAAATCAAGTCTCTCAACTACCAGTGGGACGGCGCCAATGGCATATATCGTGGTTGGCGTATTGGCAAAGACGGCACCGCGCAGTTTGGCGGTGACGTGGAAGTGCGTGGCGATGTTTCCGCGCGCAGCATCACCGGTTCGTTTGAAACCTCGACGGCTGTCAGCTGGACCGGGTCGATCAGCAACGGTGGCATCAGCCCGGTGTTCACGCTGGACCCGCCACTCAACGCCACGCAGTCGCATCGGCCTGAGTTAGTGCTGGCCCTGCAGTTGAAGACCGGCGACGGACAGGACGCTACCAGCTGCACGGTTACGTTGCAGCGCCAGAACCCGAACAACCCTGCGGAGTGGTGGAATATCACCAGCCGCGAGTACGCGATTTTCAAGTTCACCAACGCGTCGATGGCCTTCATGTATCTGGACGAATGGACTGCGGTTACAAACAATTTCCGTTTCGTCATTCAGCAGATCAACGGTCAGACGATCAGCCTAACCAACATCAACGGCCGGATTCGCGGCGCGCGCTAAGGAATAAAATATGGCTGAACCTGGCTATCTAAGCAATGCGGAGCTCGCAAACGAAGTCGTCGCGTTGGTGCAGAAATACAACATCTTCACCGGCGAGCAGGTCGCCTTCTTCACGACTGATCAGCCCACCGTATCGATCACCCTCGCAGATGGAAGCGCGATCACGGTGCCATCGCTCAATGCCATTCTGGCTGGAAGCGGAAGCGGCGGCATTGCGATCTTCGAATCAGTCGCCGAGGGCATCGCTGCCGTCGGCGAAGGGCAGCTGTTCTTCGTTACCCTGGACTCTGGCAGCTATCTGGGGCTGTACCGAAAGTCCGGCCTGCTCGGGGAAGAGGTCGGGCGCTATCCGAGCCGCGATGCGATCGACGGGACGGCAGTGCATGCAGACATCGGTTCTGCGGTTGGGCATGCCGATGCGGTCATGCTGACGCCATTCAATGAGTTCGATCTGGATACGTTGCCCCAAGTCGACACAGCTGGGCGCGGCTTCAACACCGTGATGGACGAGATCGTCAACAACGTGACGTTGGCCAACGCAAAGGCCAATTTCCATTTCACCGTGCGTGACGACCTGGCTCGACTGACCGGCGTGCGCACTGTGTGCATCTGGACGCAGTGGTTCTCGGTCTGCAGCAGCGACGACGGCACAAACCCCGGCGTGGTGCAGCCTGCAATCAATGCTGATATCGCCAGCAAGCTCTCCAGTTCGACGCAGTGGAGCGTCAGTGGAGTGGTCGCCTCCGGCGCGCTGCAGCTGCAGGGATCTGCCGGCGGCACGCAGGACGACGGTGCGCAGGTGCGGGGAATGAAACATCTGCTCGATCGCGGCTACGAGGTGGGCTTTGTCCCGATCGCACTCGGGCGTGTCAGCGGCAGCGGCCTGGCCGAATCCCAGTCCCTGGTTTGGCGAGGCTTCTTCCACTGGACGAGCACGGCGCTGTTCTCGACGTGGCTAGACAGCTACAAGGCCATGCATGCGCATTACATCGCGCTGTTTCGCGGTAACGGCATCACGCCGACCTGGTGGTATCTGGCTTCGGAGTTCAGTGCGATCGAGAAGTCAGCGCCGGATGCGCAATGGGCAATTTGGGTGGCGGCATGTGCGCAGATTGCGGCTGACGTGCGCGCCGCCTTCCCGGAGTGCCGCATCGCCTACGCTGCAAACTACACCGAGTACGGGGTGGGCACGGATTTCCGCGTCGATGCGATCTGGACGCAGCCGAATGTCGACGAGGTTGGAATCGAGTGGTACTTCCGGCTGACCTCCGGCGTCACCGGGAGCGCTGAAAGCGTCGTTGCGGGCCTCGCGGCAGGCGAAGACATGGACTACACCTACAGCACTTCAGACGGCAACCAGCGCAAGCTGAGCGGCTCCAGCGGCGTGGGAAAGGCCAACGAGACGCGCACGCCGATCGACGCCAGCGCCGGCATCAAGAACACCGTCGGTTTCTGGCAGGGCGCGCATTACGTGTCGAAGCAGGCCGGATTCATCGCGCAGGCCAGCCCGCAGCCCGGCTACGGCCGCGGCTACGACCCATACGGTCTGCCGGGGATGACGGGCAACGGCGTGGTGGCAGTAGCGCCCGGCGTGGTCTA